TGCAAGTAAGTAGCGCCTTGTTGACCAGGATATAAGCCCGCGTAGTAAGCACTGTCTATAAACCAGCTACCATTTCTATCAGGATCCACTTCATCATAAACGTCTATCCAGTCTGCCCTTGTATTTGTAGCATTACCAACTATAGTACCGCTCGTAGTACCAGTTGTAGCATCAGAATTTGTATCTGACACATATTTAACATCAAGCTGTTTTACAGTTACTATTTCAGTTGTTGTATTAAGAGTTGCTTGGGCTATTATATAACTGTCTATTAATATATCTCTAGATACTTTTACAAAAAATCTACCATCAAACTGAGGATTATTTTTAACTTGTTTTTTATAAACTCTTATAGATAAATTAGCATTAGGAAGTGTAGCTGTTGTTGTATCGTTTAACCAAGCCTCTTCTAAATTTTTATCTAACTTTACTCTGTATATAGTAGCATTTGCAGGAGTTGTAGTATCGTCCGTAGATATAGCTGAAACATCATATTCTTGAGATGTAATAGTAGGACCACCAGATGTAGTTGTATCAGTTAAAAAAAACTGTACACAACTGTCTATAGTTTCTAAAAGTCCATTTAAATCTGTAAGAGGCGCAGCAACGGTATCCCAAGTACTTTTATCAATAGCAAACTCTGCAGCGTCTAACAAAGGATATGGAGTTTGAAAAACTGTAGCAGCATTAGATCCAGAACCACTATTATCTACTAAACCATATATAGATTTTCTAGTTTTAATAAAATCAGGTGCTTCGTTAGATATTGCTAGTATTTTATATCTATTGTTTTGCGATACAGGATCAGCGCTTTCAATACCTTTTTTTAATATTAAAAATGTTTCTTCATCAACTTTGTTTCTGTCAGACGAAGGAAAACTAAGCCATATATTACCATCTTTAGCGTCATATATTCTATCCATAGCTAAATTATAATATTCGCTAGAAGTATCTTTAACAAAAACTTTAAAATGTGTTGCCCACGATGGAATACTACCATCTAAGTTTATAGAAAAACGATTAGTTTTAGATGATTTGTTTATAGGAATATTAACGTCTGCTTCTTTGTTTGTAAATACAGGTGATTGTCTACCGTATTGATCTAAGTAAGAAACGCCAAGTGTATAGTTTCTTATAGATTTTATAGATCTTTTTTCATCAATATCTTGCCTGTTTGATAATTCAGCATTTAAAATAGATGAGTTTTGATCTAAAGTATAATTTTGAACATAATTACCATATACGAGCCTACTACCAGTTATTTCTTGAGCTAAAGCTTTTCTAGGTACATTATCAAAAGGTCTTAATGATTGATTATCAGGTAAAGCAGCTCTTATTTGAGTTGGTTTTACTTCATATCCACTTGTTAAATCTAATAAATCTGTGCCTCTTATAGTGTCTATTGTATAAACAGTTGGTGAGTTTGATTCTTTATATAATAAATCTACTTCTATTACATCTTTTGGTAAGTTGCTATTATAGTCAAACAAAGTTGTTTTAACTATTTTATTTTCCATACCTAAGTTAAACGCTTCTTTTGTATCGTATTTAAAATCACCTGTTTTGAATATTACATTTGTAAAAGGTGCAAAAGCAGAATACTCACCATCTTGGTATTTATATCTATAAGAATACCTTGGAAATTTATTTTTAAATGTTTCAGCACTAGATCTAACAACCCAACTATAATTTATATTGTCTGTAGATGTTTCTTCTGATATACTATTTACTTTTACTTGCCATATTTGATAAGTACCAGCTGGAGCTACAACATTACCTAGTATCGTAAAATCCGTTAAACCACTGCTTAGTTGATCTTGTAAAACAACAGAAACTTGATATTCATTTTGTATATTAGCCGCTTCGTCTGTAGGGTTAAGCTGTATGTAATCTCCTATATTTAAAATATTATTTGAATCACCATCAAATTTAAAAATTACTTGAGCTATTTGTGTTCCAACTGATACATTACCTAGTAATGCATTGTTTTCATCTATTAAAAAATTAAAACCTCCACCAGAGTTAGTACCTATAATAGTACCAAAAGCAAAATCTTCATCTTGTTCTGTTTGTACTTCTAATAAAGTTTTAGGAGTTTCTTTAATTACAGTAACGTGCTCTTCTTTTACTTGAATATTACTATTTAAATCAATATTTAATTTGTCGTTAATTAATAGCGTATTGTTTAATATAGGCGTATTACCAGAAGTGTCTACAACTGTACCAGCAATACTATTTTTAATGTTTATTTTTTTAGGTTCAGAAAAGTTATCTGTCCAAAAAAGCATATCATCTACAATGTTAATACCTGTTACATACCTGTTTTTACTAAAGTTTAGTACTCTAGGTTTTTGAAAAACTAAACTATCGTAGTTATTAGTGCTAAGTATTAAATCACCGTCTAATAACACGGATGACGCATTTGGTATTACAAATGTAAAGTTTCCAAAAATAGGTATTGCTAAATTATTTGAGTCAACAAGAGTAAAGCTGTTATTATTTGTATCTATACTTCCAACTAAACCAGTAGTGAGAGTAGTTACTATTTCATCACCAACAGATAATAAACTTACATCGAAACTATTTAAATCTACATCTACTGTGTTGTTAGGTATATTAATAACATTTCCACCAGTCGTTGTTACTTTAGCTGTTATTGGATTATTTTGATACGATACTCCTAGCTCGCTACCATTTTGTAATTGTATTTTTTCAAAATCTGCACCATCATTTGGAGTAAAAATAGTTAAATTGTTTTGTAAAACTAACTGATAAACCGTTTGGCCAGTTCCGTCCGCAAAAGTAAGAAACGTAGGTGTTATGCTAGTTATTGTGTTTGTTTGATAATTAGCATTTGCAGCATTAAATAGCTCTATTGTAGCATTATTTATGCTAGAAAAATTTAAAGATAAATTAGCAGAACTTACATATATTATATTACCCCCTAACATACCAGGATCTCCAGTTTGACCAGCAAATAAAGCTAGTATAGGCACGTATATAGAGTTACCTATAGAATTACTACTAGCTGAAGCACTAAAACTTTCACCAGATATTAAACCTACAGTATTAACAGTGTTACCAACGTTACTTGTGTTGTAATCAAATGGTGTAACAGACCAACCAGCTTGTATTTGACTAGAAACATTTGTTGGTAAATTATCTAAAACATTTGTATTAGCTTGTCCTTCGTTGTTAGTAATAGTAAAAGCATATTTATCTACAAAAACATACTCACAACCACTTGGTGTTTTTCTCATTATACTATCAACAACAAAGCCGCCTGTAAAATCTTCAGCTATAACTTGAGGTGTTAAAGAAGTATATGGACTACCAGCATTCATCCAATATATAGTATCGTTTGTTTCGTCAGATATAGTACCAATAGTATTTATAGGAGCTGATTGATAAAGAGAGTCTGGACAAGCCTTTTCATTACCTAATATATTTTGAACAGTACCAACATCAGAATCTTCTGAAGTTGATACTTGTATATTCATAGCATCTCTATATTCACCGTTAGGAACAAGTCTTTCATCAAGATCCTTGTTCATTTTACCACCGGTAAAACTTTTATTAATCTCTGGCATTTAATTAGTGTTTTATATGTTTAGACTGACCTCTTAATGTTTGTGTAATTTCTTCTAATTTAATGTTTGATAATCTTAATTTTGCCTTTCTAGTTTCAGCAAATCGTTCTCTTTTAAATCTTCTAATAATATATTCTTGTACGTTAGCTCTTGTTGATAACATAGCATAAACAATGTGCTTATACATAGCTTCTTCTGCAAACTTATGCACTTGCATTTCATTTTCTGTACCAAGACTATCGCTTATATAGTCTATTATAATTTTTTCACCACTAACATTTGAGCTAAAATGTATTTTACCACCATACTCGTCAATATAAAAACTACCGTTTATTTGAGACTCGCTTGGATCTAAACCGTATCTTTGCCCATGGTTAGGCCAATATACATCGTTTTGATAATCTTGATAATCACCTTGGTTGTTCTCAGATGGATTATGTGAACTGTAACTATCCCAAGTTGTAGAAGTAGGATCGTTTGTAATAAAACCTATAGTATCGTTAATAGCTACTTCTTTGTTTGTGTCTACAGGATTACTTAGTTCAACAGTAGAAGTTCCAACGCCTATTACTTTTGTGGCAGTTTGATTATTAGAAAAAGCTGGATGACTAATAAACATACCTACTTTTATACTACCAACGCTTGCCACATTAACAACAGTAGGATTTACATTTGTAGTTGTAATAGCTGTAGCAGTTGTTTCTACTAACTCTTGATTACCTAATCTTTTAGCACCTCCTCTTAATTTACCTTGACCGAAAAGATCTATACGTGAAACTGATAACTGTTGATTTGTAGTAGCTGTAGCGTTTTGACTTGCGTCGCCAGCTTGGTTTTTTAATGTTATAGATGTAATACTATCAGTAGTTGTTATATCATGTATATAGCTAGTAGCCGTAAGGTTTAAACCGTCAACTTTCATACCGTTTATTAAAACACCACTATAATCTTTATCTAAAACAACTACGTTAGAACCATCTGTTAAAGTACCAATTAAATCTATTTTAAACTCACCATCGTCATTTTGGTAATAAGTTTGCGGATTACTAGTATTTTTATTTGGATATAACGGGTGTTTTATACCAGCGCTATCAACACTTGATATTTTAGTATAATTAACATAGTCATTAGGAAGTTGTATTTGTAAAGAAGGCGGGATTGTTACTTCTATTGCCTTAAATGATTTTAGTGTGTCAAAAGATAACTCAGCTAAAGCTCTTTGCGCATGAAAAGCTACGTCTAGTCTTTTTGCTTTTGGTATTAGCTTATCTTCACCAACATAAGCCACTATAAATTGATTTATTATTTCTTCTAAAGAAATAAACTGATAGTTTTTTGATAATGACATTTATTTTATTGTTTTTCTTGTTGAATTTGCATTGACTCTAGTCCTTGACCACCTCTAGACAAATCTTCTCTTACCATAGCAATGCCTGCATATTTTAATATTTTATAAATTAACTCTGTTTCATCAGAAGGATGTAGTTCAAAGTTAACAGAGTCACTAGCGTTATGTAATGCTTTTCCACCTAACACATAAAAACCCCAACGAGGTCTTTGTGGTTTTCTTATATATTCAAACTGTACTTGACCAAAATCAACGTTAAGCGGATACACTATTATTCTTGTAACTCCACCTAATTCATTAAAATTTTGTACATAAATAGGCCTAGACTCAGTTGGAGCAGTAAGTCTACTTTTGTTTATATACAACAACTCATTGTTGTCAACTTGCTCTACTTCTGTTGCGTTATTAACCATAACGGTACCTAGTCTATAAACGCTAGCTTGAGTTGGATCTATATTAGTTTGATTTTCGGTATCTAAGTTTGCAGAGGCTGTTGCTTTAAATATACTTATTTTTTCTTTTATATTGTCTTGTATATCTGCATATTCATATGAATTACCAGCTTTAGTATTTATTCTATTGTATTGAGCTAAATCATAAAAATATTGTTCAAATATTTCTAGTTGAGCATTTTCAGCGAAAATATTAAACTCTTGAGGTGTTATGTAACCTCTTTGTTCTTTGTTAGCAAAAGCTAAAACTCTTTGATATACTTTATTTATATTTATCATATTTTATTAGTAGTCACGATCGCCCCGTAGGGCGACCGCTCTACAGTTTGATTAGTTATTTAATCTTTTTTCTATATTTGTATAAACCTCCATACCTTCATCAGTTTTAAACCAATGTGCTAAAGCAGTATATGGATGCTCGTCAAATGGTATAACCATTATTTTTCTACCAGTACTGCCCCATAAAAAGTTTCTCCTATCAGAAGATAATCTTAATATACCAGCTTCTACTGCTCTAATACCAAAGTTTCTTAGCATTACATTTTCATCATCTGCTAATTCTAAGAACAGTTTAGGATTATTACGAGCAAATACTAGTAAATCTCTTCTAAGTTCCTTAGAACTCATCGTAGATACTCCAGATCCTTTCTCTACACGCATAATAGCTTCTGCCATATCTATATCTATACTTCTAGCAGCAGTTAATGCATCTACTTGCATTTCTAAAATATCTATTTCTTCTTCAGCTAATTTAGCTGGTTTATACTCTTCATATATCTTATCCCTATGAGGATGATATAAAGATAACAACTTTTGTAAAGTTGTTTTTTCTTTTGGTACGAACAAAGATCCAGATCTAAACACAATATGCTCTAATCTTTGGTCACCTTTCATTTCATCAACAAAAGGAGTTCTTTGATTTTGACAGTATTTAAGTTCTCTTTCATATCCTTTTTCTTCATCAAAATAAAATATATTTGCTGATTTGATTGATCTTGAAAGAGGCTTTTTACTACCCTTCAAATTGTACATACGGTCTTTTATCTCCCACTCATCAGAAGATTTTAACCTTTCTCTTACTACTGGTTGTTCTTCAACCATTTTTTCTTCAAATGTTTCTTCAAACACTTCTTCTACTTGTGGTTCTACCACTTTTTTTGCTTTTTTTGCCATAATATAATATATAATAAAATTAATAAAATAAAGCCGAGGCCGAAGCCTCGACTTTTAAATATAAGTGCTTACTTCATTAACATAAAGTTGTTAGCACCTTGAGTAATTAAACATCTTTCAGATAACATGTGTATTGACATTGCATCTAAAGCAGACGTAGCAGCTCCAACAGAACCAGTAACCCAAGTCTTCATTCTTCGGTCATCAGTTTGAGAAGCTCTATATCTAACGTGTAAAAATGGTCGCTTAAGGTTCTTACCTAACATTTGGTCATAAACCGTAGATGTACCAGCAGGAACAATAACCCCTCTGATCGCGTTAGCAGAACTAGCATCATTAATACCACCTCTTGTAGCTTTGTCATTTAAGTATCTCATGTCAGACTTGTAGAAGTCATAAGAACCTCTTCGGAAACCTGAGAAACCTAAGTTTAATGCCATATCTTCAGAGTTGTCAAATACACCGTAAGATGTACCACCAGCTCCGTAAGAGTTCATAGAAGCTAACATATCGTCAATAGCTAGAGATGTACCTCTGTTTACAAACATCATGTTTTCTTCAATAGCACCTTGATTATCAAACTCAGCTAAAATAGCGTCAAACTCAGCTAAGTCAGTAGCAGCATTAACACCAGTAACACCAGAAGTAATATTACCTCTAGACTCTATAGCCGCAAATAAACCTTCAGTACCAGCAGTATCTGCAGTGTTTAAAGTTGAAGATGGAGCGATTGTAGCACCAGGAACTTCAGAAGCAGCAACAGCAAGTTCTCCTTCTAACATTGCCATTTCTAAGTAATCAGTAAATCTAGCTCTTGTGTCAGCTTCAGCTTTTAAATACCACATGTAACCAGTTTGACCACCTTCAGAAGCTACTTCGATCCAACCAATTCTAGAAACATCAGAACCTGATACTTCGTAGTAATCTTTAATAATAATTGGTTTGTTATCAAAAGTTTTGAAAGTAGGCTCGTTAGCACCTCTTTGATCAGTAGTATTTGTAGTACCAGCAGCAGCTACATAGCTTTGTCCTTTTCCAAATTCAGAACCATAAACTAATATAGTTGTTGCTTTTGAAGTAGTATTTGCTGATAAAGCAGATGAACCGTAAGGTAGTACATCAAGTACAGCTCCGTTTACAACTGATACTAAACATTTGAAAACACCGTCTGAGTTAGATACTATAATCGTATCATTAACTCTAATACCGTGATTTGCAGCTGTAAAGCCAGAACCAACGTTACCGTCGATATCATCTTCAATTGTTACTTGCGCGATGTTAGATACACCTGTACCTGGATCAGCACCAGCAGTTGCTGAGTTAACGTTACCTTTGTAAGATAAATGTAAACGACCCTGCTCAGACCAAATAACTTGATCAGCAGTCATCGCTTCTTCAGCCCCAACTTGAGATAAAAAACCTGAAATAGTTCTCGGTCCGAAAACTTCAGCTTCTTTCTCCATTAGGTCTGGTAAATATTGTTGAGCCCAACCCATATCTTGGTTGAAATCAATGTAGTTTGTTGCAAGTGTTTGCTTTTGTGAAGCAGCAACACTATTCAACGCACCTCCTGCAGTAATTGCCATAATTTTTAATTTTTAAATTGTTATTTTTTAAATTTGTTATTTTTAATTTTAAACTTAAAATCAGAAGAATTATCGCCTAGAACTTTAAACTTTAAACCACCTGCGTCAACTTGTCCATGAGATTGTCTTGGACTCATGTCTACGTTTTTAGATTTTGACACACTGTTTTTAAGTGCATCTGATTTACCTTGCTCGTAGAAGTGTTTAGCAATAGCATCTGCGTTCATTGCTGTGTACAGAGATTTATGATAACCAACAGCATCTTTTAAAGCCATTTTCTTGTCCAAAAACTTTTTGGTAAAATTGTTTAAATCGCTCTGTGTAGTTTTAATCTCTTCAGCATTGCTCACGTTGAACCTATATTTTTTATCACCAACATTATATTCAAAACCTTTGAACTTGTCGTTAAAAACTTGATTAGTTTTTTGAGTAAAAATTTTTGAGTTCTCGTTTACTGTTTTTTGAGTTTCTTCTGACTCTTTGTTGTATCTATTAAAGAAGTCAACAGCCTTTTGTTGTTCTGGCGTTAGCTTTGAACCAGCTTTGATATCTTCATAGTATTTGGACTTTCGCCCGTCCAGATGGGCTCTAGCGTCGGCAACTTGCTCTTTTAACGCTAATTTTTTTCTTTTAACTTCTTTTTCATCATCAACTTCTTCGTCATAAGAAAAAGTATCTTCCATTAAAAAGTTTATTTCTTCGTTATTTAAATGAGGTTTTGTTTGTCTATAATATTCGTATAGTAAATCTTGATTATCTAATTTACTATAATCTTGATTAAGCTTAACATAATCATTTAAATCACCTCCAGTTTCATTTATAAAGTCAACTAACTTTTGTACGTTTTCAGGTAGTGGTTGACCGGTAGCCTCTGCTTCAGCAATAGCTTCTTCAACTTTTTCTTCTACTTCAGCAACTTCTTCTTCTGTAGACTCTTCAGTAATTTCTTCTAATACTGCTGGTTCTTGTGCTTCTGTTTCCTGTTGTACTTCTTCTTGTTCTTGTGAGGAGCTGGCATCTTCAGACTCTGCAACAACTCCCTCGTCGTTAGTGTTATTTTCTTCAACTTCATTTTCTTGTGGTTTTGGAGGTTTACTTAAATCAACCTTAGTAACATTATCGTCTAATATCTCAGGTTCTTGAGCTATAGTTTGTTTTACTTTTGTAACATTACCTTTTGTTTCGTTTTTAGTAGGTTGGTTTTCTTTTTTTGCTTTTACTTTTATTTTGCCAGTTTCGTTGTCTACTGCTGGCTTTTCTTTTTGTGCCATAATATAATATAATAATAGTTAATAAATTTTTTATACAGGTTCAAAAGCGTCTAGATTAAAATCGCCACCCATTATATCATTACCTGAAGACTCAAACTTTTTAGGTGGTAATTTGTTATTTCTTTGATTAATTAACTCTGATTGTTGAGTAGCTTGTATTCTAGTTCTTTCGTCCTTTCTGTCTTCTTTTTGTGTATCTTTATCTTTTTGACCTTGTACTTCTATACCTTTTAACTGCATGTTATAGTCAAACTCTAATTTCATTAGTTCTTTTTTCATCTCAGCTTCATAAACCATTCTTTGTGTATTCATTTGAGCTTTAACTTGTTCTAACTCTATTTTAGACTGTGTTAAGGCTTGGTTTTTTTGTACTTCACCTTGAGCTGCGGCTTGAGCAGACTGTTGGTTTAACATAGCCTGCTGCTGCATGTTTTGTTGTTGTATTTCTTGATCTCTTTGTAGTTTCTTTTTTCTACGTATTTTAAGCATTTGATTAGCTAGTTTAACACTACGTATTTCTCTAATGTCAATAGCATCTTCTAAATCTATAGTTTTTTGTTGCAATGCCATTTGAATATTATTTTCTAACTTAATTTTTTCTTCTTCATCTGGCATTAGCTCTATGAATATACCAAAGTCATAAAGATGCAAGCTAGACATTTCTTTTAATGTAGCCACATTGTGCACGCCAATAGCTTGTATAAACGCATCTTTTGTTGGTGAAAATTCTATAATATCTGATATTCTAAGAGAAACGCACTCTGCCGTTTCAGCTGTTAAAAATAAACCAGCTTGTAGTATATGTCTTGTTGCTGTATTTGAATTTGCTGCTGCTAGTTTTTGTATACCTACTAAAGCATTTTTATCTGGAGTACTACCGTCTCTAGCTTCGTTTAACCCGGTTACATCCCTAATCATTTGTAAGTAATAGTTATAATTACCTATAAGGGCTTGCATTTTATTACCTCCACTTTGACTTGTTATTTGTTGTATAGGTACTTTACCAGGATTCATATCACCATCTTGTGTAAATGATCTACCTATCACACTACCTGTTTGAAAGAACATGTTCAAAGCTTCTTGTGGATTATAGTTTGTACCATTACCTAAATCTATTTCAGCTAAACCATCAGCGTCTAAGTAAACACCATCTGGCACCATACGAGCCATTACTTGTTGTAGCTTTAAATGTGTAAGTTGTATCATATCAGCAAAACCAGTTATACGTTTTACTAATGAATCAATTTTTCCTTTATATATACGAGGAGCAACAATACTATAGTTCATTTTTACTTTAGTAAAATCACTTTTTGGTCTCATCATGTTTTTAGCCATCTCCCACTTAAGTAGTTTATCGCTACCTAAAACCATAACACCTTCGTAAAGAGTTTCTATAGACCTTAATAATCTAGCATATTTACCTTCTTTATCTTTAGGTGGATTAAACTGATCATCTTTTTCTATTAACTTATCTCCACCCGTAGCTGTTTCTTTCATTTTATAAACTTCGTTCATGTACGTTTTATAATTAAAATATAAAACTTGAACAGTGTTATTATCTTCTTGCTCTACACTATATTTAGAAGAATAGTTAGATCTGTTAGTAGCTTTGTACTTCATAATCTCTTCTAAATCACTTTCTGTTAAATGTGGAAATTGTTTAGCTAGTTCATTTATTGGCACTGATTTAACTTCACCAACGTAATATATATCTTCAAAATAAGGTGAGTCACTATAAGAGTAAACTAAATTAGCTGGATCTACATAATCAATAGTAACACCTTCAGATGTATTAAAAGAAGTTTTAACACAACCAATACCTAAAACTGTTAAATCATAATAAAAACGTTTTTTAATAAGCTCGTAATTATTACCTTCAAATAAAACTTTTAAAGCTTGTTCTTCAGCTAATTCAACCGCTTGCTTATAACTAAGCTGCATGTGTAGTTCTAGTTCTTCAGTAGACTCTGGAAGATTATCTTGGTCTGTTTCATATAAATCAACATTTAGATTTGCCTTAGCTATATCATTAAACTCTTTAGTTTGCATGTCTCTCATTATAGCTTCCATGTACTTAGTTCTTTTGTCTATACCGTTTGGATCTTGAGAGTAGGCTTTTATATCATAAGTTCTTTCAGCTATACCATTAACAACTATATCTACAAACTTCGATATAATAGGTACAGGTTTCCAGTCTAAATTTAAATAAGATAAATCACCGTTAATAGATAATTCATCTTTATATTTTTGTATTGACTGTTCGCCTCTAGCGTATAATCTTAAATTATGAAAATCGTTAGTATTGTTTCTATATCTATTTATATTTCTATCATCATTAAACCACTCAGTAGATATTGCTTTACCTACTTTTAAGCCATAGTCGTAGCTTAACTTTTCAGCATCACTTACTGTTTGACTCGGGAAATAACTTTTAACGCCAGAATATGCCATATTTATTGCTTGATTATTCTTGAATTAGCTCCAGTATTATTATATCTGGATATACTTATATTTAGTTTTGGTTTTTCAACCTTTGCGTTTGGTGCATATAAATGTCTATTGTTAGCCATAATAGCTAAACCACTACTTATAGTTGCATCAAACTTTGTTCTTTTGTTTATATCAAACTTGCTCCAGTCATTTAATAGTTCGTTGAAATATAAACTACCAAATGTTCCATCTTTCTTCATACCAACGTGATCTTGTATATACATCTCTATCGCTGCTGCATGAGCTTGTTTTATGTCTTCACTTGAGTTTGGTATACCACCAACTTCTTTTTCTGCTACAGATAATTTATTCCATATTTTATCAGGCCTGTTCATACTGAATCCTCTGTAACCTCTACGTCTTAGATAATATAATAATCTAGGTTTGTTGTTCTCTGCTAATAACGGCATACTGTAAAACACTAAGGCCATTAATACATCTTCAAAGAATATTTCAGCCGTAGGTGGTCTTGATAAGTATTCTAAAAAAAAGCTGTTCGCAGGAGCGTCCTCCATACTAAACCTGGTTAAGCCGTGTAATGCTCCTTTAGATCCTTGTCCATCTACGGTTCCTGATATATCATAAGAGTCACAACCAAATGCTCCTACGTGTTCATTACCAGGATATTTAATACCATTTTTAAGTATTACTCTATTTTGTAATTGTTGAGGTGGTACCCAACTAACTTTAAATCTACCTTTTGGATCTGGATAAAATATAACTTGCGTATCTTTAACACCTCCAGCCCATTGAAAATTACCAGTAGTAATGCCTAATGTTCTAGACATTTCTTCGTTGTAATCTATTTGCTCGTATATTTTAATTAAGTTAAATATACTGTTTTTTGTTTCATCTCTAAACGCGTGCTCTGTTGTTCTTGGAAATTGTCTATAAAATTCATTTAACGCATCTTGATCTCCTTTTAAACCATCAGCTTCGTTTTGCCAATTATCTATAACACCTACATCTATTAATTCACCGTCTGGGGCAAACACGTCGACGTCAGGAGTAGTGAATACTGGAACTCCGTACTCGTCAATAAATCCTTCGTAGTTCCATTCCATTGGGATAAACAAAGAGTATAAACCAGATTTTGT